CGTATCTATTTTCAAAGAATAACATATCACATCCAGCACCTGATGTTGGTCTGGCATATGTTGATATCCAAGAAATGGTTTCTAACGGTTTAAATCTTGGAACAATAAAATCATAAACTCCTATCGTTTCTTCAATTTTATTAATTTTAGAAGATTTTGTTTTTAGTGTATTTGTTAATATACTCTTAACAATATTTGATATTTTTTGACCAGTATAAGATTTACTTATTTTCAATTGTTCTGACAAATACAATTCTTCTGAGCAGAAATACAAAGTATAGAATTCATCATTTAAGTTACCAGAAGGAATTCTTTTACCAATTTTGTAGATGTGGAATATCTGGTCATCACTATTAGGAGCATCTTTTACTTTACCAAAATTAATTTCCAAGTATTCATTACCTGACAACCGAAACAATTCAATGAAACCTTGGGAATCTCTTACTGTTAATGAACCAGAAACACAAAAACTATAAATGTCCTCAAAGTAAGACAATTCAACCATTAACTTCTGCATAGCAAAACGTTGGCCACTAGAATTAATAAAATCTAGTTTTTGTAACGAAAAGTTTTGTGGGTAAAAAATACCAGCAGGAGCTGATGTTGCATCAAAAGTATTAGGAATTATGTCCATAGTTCATTATTTCATCAATGATTTAAGTTGTTTTTCAATTTCATTAACGTAATTATTATTCAAAATATTAATGTTTCTTTTTGATTCGTTTAATTTCAATTCATAGTCATAAAAGCTTACCGCATTTTTAGATATAGATACTGAAACTTTTCCTGTCGGTAGTGTATAAGTGTTTGTGCTAGGTATTAATGTATTGTAAGCATCTTGACTAATTTGAACAGTTTCTACACTTGTTGTGTTTGTTCCAAAATCAAATTGAGTGGTAATTTTTTCATAATGGTGTATTGTACCATAAACATCAATTGACGGATACTTGTCTTGCAAATATCCAGCAAATACCACATTGTTCATTGGCCAATTCCATTGTGGGTCAAGTATTTGATTGGCAAACAAAACAATCCAATAACGATAAGATTCACCATAATATTTGTATGCAATAGATTCTGGTGTGTCACCTTCTTGTATATCGTATTTGTAATATAAAGCGGCATTATCTAATAAAGAAGGAATGATACTAGAACGTGCCAACAGATTGGTCATCAAAACCGATTGACCGGCTGAATCTGTTCTTAGTAGTTTGGGTAGAGTATCAAAATACTGCATTAGTAATTTCCTGTCACAAGAGTATCACGGTCAAGAATCTCTGTTTCTTTAAGTTGTATTGTTAATGTTGTTTGCACCGGTGAACCATCACCAAAAGTAGACCAACCATTAGGTGCGTAGTTAACTTCAATGTTTTCAATAACACTTGGTTTGACTGCATTAACTTTTTTATTCTCTGAACCGTTAAAATAGAATTTAGGTTCAAATATGGCAGGAGGTATAAAGAACATACCATTTGTTGCACCCTTTACAATTCTTGGTGCCGCAAACTTTTTAAATGTGTTAATTATTTTTGTTACTTGCTCAGATTCTTGTTGTGAGTAAGGAGTAAAAGTAAAAGTCATTGAATAGGTTCTAAAACCAATATTTTCAAACAGTAATTGCAATTTTGGATTGACCGCAAGACCAACAGATTTCAATGCCAGATTAATTGCATCTCCTGTTACCGCATTTGCAACACCACCACTAATAGACGAGATTCCTTTGCCTAAGGGGCTATCAGAACTTGGTACTGCACCTGAAATGCCTTTTGCAATTGCACCAAATCCTTCGCCTCCAACTTTTGTCAAACTCACATCGTTATATGATGCACCATAAGTAAAACTCATGGTCTCTGGTATATACAGAGAAATTGAACCTCTAGGTGTTGTCGTTTCTGGTGTAAGTTGTAAACTAGGATTGAATAGTCCTACACCAGTAACAATTTGTGATATGTTGAGTAAACCTTCGGTTACTGAATTTTTGATACCTTCAATATCATAACCTGTGTTTTCATCATATCCAACAGGATTAATATCTTTGATTAGAAAAGTGACATAGTGGCCACGAGCAGTAGACTGCAAATCTCTTGGGTATTGTAGATTAGTTTGGTCAAATGGATTATTGAAAAGCAATCCTAGTGGTCCATTGGTCGTTAAACCAGGAATAGCTACGCCACCGATTGAACTTGGAATTGAAATGATTGCCATTGAATTCTCTAGAAAATGGTTATATATACTATTTATGGCATATTCCGGTCTGTTCAAACCTAAACACCCTCAAAAATATATTGGCGACCCTACCAATATAGTCTATCGTTCTTCATGGGAAGTAAAAGTAATGTCTTGGTTAGATAATAACCGAGATGTGATATCATGGGCATCTGAAGAACTAATCATTCCATACAAATCTCCTGTTGACGGAAGATGGCACCGATACTTTCCAGACTTTCTGGTTAAAGTCAGAACTAAAGAAGGTAAGTTAAGAACAATGGTTCTTGAGGTCAAACCAAAGAAACAAACGGAAGAACCAGAAGTGCGTAAGAGGGTAACCAAACAATACATCAATGAAGTGACAACATATGCGGTCAATACGGCTAAATGGAAAGCTGCAAGAGAATACTGTGCTGACCGTGCATGGGAGTTCCGTTTGATAACAGAAAATGACCTAGGACTCTAACTAAATACGATATGGCGACAATAATCAAAAAACCAGTTGAATCTAAACTGACTACTATTAGTAAGGAAAGGTCTGCTCTAGAAGCGCAGATGCTTTCCCGTGAATCTTTGACTTGGCTCAAAGAAAAGATTGCATCACTAAGAAGTATTAATACAATTCCTAGCACGATTGCAAAAGAACAATTTAGAAACACAACTAGGTTTCAATTAGGTAGATTATACTGCTTCTTCTACGACCCAAAGGGTAAAGAAGAATTACCATATTATGATAAGTTCCCAATGGTATTGGCATTGGAGAAATATCCAGATGGCTTTCTTGGATTAAACCTTCATTACCTACCATTTAAGTATAGAGTGGCATTTTTGAATAAACTCTTGCAATTCGCTGTCCTAGACGCTGATAACGATGTTCGTAAGTTGCGTGTCACTTATGACATTTTGAACGCCTCCAGACGATTTAAAGAGTTCAGGCCATGCATTAAACGATATTTGCATAACCATATCCGTTCAAAAATACTTACCATTGAACCACATGAGTGGGAAGTGGCATCCTTGATGCCGTTACAACAATTTAAAGGTGCCAAACCACAAGAAGTGTGGCAAGAATCCGTCAACGAAATTAGGAATAGTTAAAAATGGCTGGTAGTATAAACGATTTCAAATCTAGTTTTACCAATGATATCGCTAGACCATCAAAGTTTAGCGTTATGATTCCTGTTCCGTTGCCACTTATTTTGTATCGTAATATGTCTGAGCGATTGTCGTTCCGTTGTGAAACTGCTGAAATGCCAGGAAGAACATTGGCAACAACTGAACAGAAGATTCATAATATTACTGAAAAGTTTCCATACCAAACAACCTACAATGAAATGACTTTGACTTTTATTGTAAGTGACGATATGGGAGAAAAAGAATTCTTTGATGCTTGGATTGATTTTATTAACCCAACAACAAATTTTAACTTTAAGTATAAAGGTGATTACTCAACCACAATCACCATATCACAGTATGATGTGACAAATACTACAAGTTTTGCGGTTGAATTGATTGATGCTTTTCCAATTTCAGTAAACCAATTAGATTTAGATTGGTCTAGTGATGGTCACCATAAACTGACTGTTGTTATGGCATACACATATTGGAAGAATGCTAATATTAAGAGTAACCTCAAAGGTGCTGTTACTGCCGGTATCGGTGGTGCAGTATCAGAGTTTACTTCTGGTTTGGGTGGTACTTTATTTTAATTGAGGAGATATTATAATGGCTTTGCCAAAGATTGATACACCGGTTTATGAACTTGATTTGCCGTTATCTAAAAAACATATTCGTTTCAGACCATTCCTTGTCAAAGAACAAAGAAATTTGTTGATGGCATTAGAAGCAGATGATTCTGAAACTATTCAACAAAACATTCGCCAAGTATTGGCCAATTGCACATTAACAGAAGATGTTGACTTTGATTCTTTGCCTGTTGTAGACATTGAATATTACTTTTTGAACCTGAGAGCTCGCTCTGTTGGTGAGGTAATTGAAAACAAATACAAATGCAACAATGTTGTAGAAGGCCAAGAATGTGGCAACTTAATGGATGTCAAAGTAAACATCCTT